AAATTAGGTTGTTTTGACATATTTACTCTACGTTATTAGAAATTTACAAATATAAAATACCAAATAACTATAAAAAATGAATCAAACTTTTCTCAACTGGCATTTCCAAATAGTTGAGGCAGGGTCTTGCTGTATATGAATAACTCGAAATGAGCCTAAGGCTGTTAGCCATTCATCTTCAATTTTAGGTGTCATGGACACTTCATTTTGAAGCACGGTAGCCTTCTTATCTGTGGCCAGTACTCCAAGCGTCTGAATCTCATATTGACTGTATGAGCCAAACAGAACGCCACGACCAGAATAGTTTTCTTTAACTTCGACATACGTTTCAGTTTTAGGATCCCAATCTTTTCTTGAGATCCGCTCACAAGTAAATGAATGAACGGCGTCCGCTAAATCTTCATTAAATGCTTCATCAATATCTGCCTGAATTTCATCACGTAAGCCCATTAGATTTTCCTGACAAAAAAGACGGATTTCCGTTTGCAATACGGTTTTATCAAATCAAGAATGAATTGCTCGATTGCACTAAGCTTTACTGATCCGTCCTGATATTCCTTTTCGGTCTCAACCGTATCAGCTTTGACTTTCTTACGTTTTAGTGCCTGTTCTTGCCCTTGATATAGATCACCTTTAATAATGCCCTTGATGATTTGATAGGAGGCCATTTTTAAAGGTTCAGGTACTTGGGTAGCATCTTCATAAGGCTTAACGTTACGTGCTAATAGATAAGCTTCTGACATCTGAAGGTATTGAGCCTTATCACTAGCAGATAAAGCATCAAAGCCTTCAACATGTTCTATCGCTTCTTGTTCAGTGATAAAGCTCATGAATTATTCCTTTGGAATTAATGCTAAAAGTTCATCTTTTTTAGCACCTGCTTCAAATGCAATGCCTTTTTCAGTTAGTACAGCTCGAAGCTCATCTACTTTTAGACCAGCATAGTTAATTGGTTGTGGTTGAGTATCACTTGGTTTTTGGTCATTTTCAGGTGTTTGACCACCTTCACCTGATTCAAGTTCAGCAATACGTGCTTTCATTGCTTCGGTATCATTTTGAAAGGCAATAAATTCGCCCTTTACTGTTGCCAGTTGTTCTTCGAGTTCAGCAATTTTTGTTTCTGTCATTTGTTGTCTTTCCCGTGCACGGTTAAATGATGAAAGTCCCATATGTGGATCTCCAAAAAGATAAGGCGGTGTTACCCGCCTTTTTGTTATTTGATCTTGTGCTTGAATGCCACAATACGGATCTGTTTAGGATCGTAGACACGTTCCCAGTTACCGGCTGTAGCAAGACCGGCATTATTAGGTGCAATACCTGTATCACCTGCCCATTTAATGCCACGAGGATGTAGCACAAAGTGACGGCGGTTAATAAGAATGTCAGTACCAGCAAGACTATCACGGTCTGTTTCTACACCAACCGGTGCACCAATATCTTGGAAACCAATTGCTCCTTGACCAAACAGGAATGAAGTAAAGACATCACCCTCCACTGGCATACCATCATCAACGATCACACGACGGTCCATAAAGGTTTTGTAGAGAACCACACCATCAGCATCTCGAACAGTTTCAATTAAGCCTTGCTTAGCTAAAGCAGCCATGGTTGCCGAGTGCATTGCAATAGCCGTTAATTTATCTACGGCATCACCCAACTTATAAGAAGCATCAACAAAAGATACGCCATCAATTACAGCTGCAGCTCCAGTTCCTGCCGAAATATCATGGGTATTACCTGCCATGCTGGCCGCCCCGAATACACCTTTGAGGGTATTTACGGTAAAACCTTGAAACTCACGCGACCAGTAATCTGCCACCAGATCACCAACCGCACCAAGTGGATCGTCACCAGATAATGCTTTAGCCAAATCATTAGCGCCCCATGCTTTACCACGTGCATGAAGAATCGCAATATCCTTGCCTGAAGTGATGTTATTTACAGATAAAGGTTTTGAATCTGAAAGTACTTCTGACTCACCGCTTAAATCATTCCAGAATGGGATATTTACAGTAGTACCACCCTCTGTTCCGAAAGCTACATCTACATCTAAATCCCCAACAATGCCAGACTGCCATAATGCAGACTTTTCGGCAGTTTTATTTAATACGTACGGAGTGAATAACTCGGGTACGATTACATCAGCAATTTTTGTATCGCCCATTAGGCTTTACTCCTTAAAGTTTAATACCGTGTTTTGCCGCTAGCTCTTTAGCTAGTTGCGGGTTTTCATTTCGTAATTGCGCCAATTTGGTCATATTTACCGAGCCATCTGCTTTGAGAATGTCTGGCTGACCTTTTGAATTGTTACTACCTGGTGCGCCCATACCATTTGGTTTAGGCCAGTAATACGGTTTTTGCTCGCGTAGAGATTCAACCCATTCTTTTGGGGTCATCGGTGTCTGGCCGTCTTTACCAATGACTACTTCCCCGTTTTCATCAACTGCCACAGCTTTGCCGTTTTCATCTAATGCAAATTTTGACTGAGCTAAAAAGGCGATATCAGGGGTCGCTTCTGGCAATGCTTCAAGTTCAATTGCAGCCTGCACAATTTGGCTTTGAATCACTGATTGCTTGAACTTTTGAGCATAAGTTTCGGCTTTATCAGCACGTTCTTTTTCGGCTTTCAGTAACTTTTCATGTTCTTCACGCATCTTCTCGGTGCGCTTTTGAATCACTTCATTAACTTTGCCGTCTGCGATTAATTTGGCCTCTTCATCTTGGTCAAGTTGGGCAAAGACTTTCTTAACAATTTCAGGATCAATTCCCTCAAATTGTTTTTGAAGTTCCTGAAGTTGTCGATTTGCAGTTCTTGCAGCCTCACGCTCGCTTTGAAGTGCAGATTTCAAACCTTTTGGATCTTCATAGCCTTCTAGATCAAGGCGAAACTTCCCGTTTTCCTCGACATATAAAGCTCGGTGTTCTTCTTTGATTGCATCAAGTGAATCAACAATAAATGGCAATGACATGTTCAAACCTCTCGTTTGATTTGGGTAAAGCCTTATCTCAAGGCATTAAAAAAGCGCCCCTAAGGACGCTAAATTTCGATTGAAAACTTAGTAATTTGTTGCAAATAAACGGTAGCCTTCTAGCTCCCAAAGTTTATTTTCAGCTGACTATTCTGCATTTCCACGAGCCATACGCTCACCAATTTCAGCATCAAAGTTTTCAGCATTCACACATGCACTAAAACCCGTTGCTAAGAAAAACTTTCCATCTAAAAATGCATGGACAAAAGTAGATGTCGTGCCACCGGGGCGTTGCTCAACCGTATATGTAACACGCTCCATCAATGAATCAATTTGCGCTTTAGTTACTCGGGGTGCCACAGACTTTTCAGCTAACTCTTGCTCTGTTACTTCTTTGATCATTTTCTTCTCACAAAAAAAGCACCCGAAGGTGCTAAGGTTAAAAATTAAGTTCTAATTGATGAGTGCAATTGCTTTTAATCTTTCAAAAGTAAAACCATAAATTGCCATGGCTCTTGAAATCTTAATTTGAAGAAATGGCACCAGAATTAATTTTGTGCTCAGAATATATTGAGCATCTGACATAGTGATTTGCTTTTCAGACATTTGTAATACCTTTCGCTACATTTCCTTTGTTTGATTTGGCCTTGGTGCATCACTCACTAAGCGAACACCATGAGCACCATATGCTTCAAAAGTTACAGTAATTGTTGCGGGTCCATTTAAGGCATCAGAATTCATCTGTACTGCTCTCTGTCCAGCTAGAGGTTGTCCAGTTTCTTCATCACAAATAACCAGATAACCTTTCAAAGTAGGGTGACGCTTTAGCACTAAATGTCTTGACTCACTCATAAGCCCAACTCCTTAAAGGTTTGCTCATCCAACTTTCGAAGTTGGTCCAATATGTATAACCGCCCCTCTGGATCGAAGAACTTATCAAAATCAAATTTTCCTTCCTTATAGAGCTTGTAACGTTTCGGCCCCAACCATTCTCTTTGAAAGAAATCATCTGTCTTCTTGAAGAACTCTCTAAACGTAGTATTGGCATCTAGCTGCCCTATTAACTGGCTACGCTCTTCTTTCGGGATGTCTTTAACTCGACGTTCATCCATTACAAATGGACGTTCGCCAACAAGTTGGCCGTCTTTCTCGACTGGTACCAAAATACTTCGGCAATTAGGATGCAACGGCGGTACACGCTTTGCTGGATCGTTAATCTCCCATACGGAACCATCAAGAGTTGCACAAAGTTTTGAAGTTCTTCCGTCTAAAGTTGCTACCAGTCTTACGTATTCAAAGCCAATCTGGTTAAAGCTATTTAGATATGCTTGATTGGCCACATGACTACGAACTGTCCTCACTGTACGATCGATATCAGTCTTAGAGCTACTTAAAAGCCCATCCTCATAATTAAGCCGTTTGGTACCACGAATGCGCTGAACTATTTCCTGATTTGTTTTACCTGAGTTGATACCATCCCGAATTGCATACTCAACCTTTTGACGGGCATTTTCAGCAATTCTGGATAGCAGATCATCAACAAGAGCCCCACCTACCAATGGTATTTTTTTAGCTGCGGCATATAGCTTTTCACCATTTGGCTTTTTGATCTTGCCACCATATAGCTTCGCCGTGTAATTGGCTTCATAAACAGCCAAGGCAGTAGCAGAAACAGCGAAAGCTTCAGGTAATGCAATATTTAGTCCTATAAACCACTGAGCAATCAGATCACGAACTTCCTTCAGATTAGCTGTAGTGTACTGCCCACTTGCTAGAGCCATCTTTTCAGAATCATTTAATTCATCAAGCAAATCCCGAAGCTTTGCCAACATTAATGCTGACTCATCATTAAAGATTTTTAATAGCTCATTAACAGATTGAGAAGACACCCGATATAAATACGCCTGATGTTGGGTAAGTACTTCAATCAATGATTTATCTTCTTTTGAAGCCATACATCACCTCTACAAAGGAGTGTTATCACGCTCTATTTCTACCCGCTTCACTTCTTCCTGATAGTCGTGAGCTGGTAATTTACCTGTCATCAGGTATTCCCAATATGTGCGGAAAGAGTTTTTCCCTGAAATAGCACCCTCATAAAGCTGTTTTGCAAGATTAATATCCGTGACCTGCACAATAAACTCAGGTTCAACCGTAAATGAATATTTTGTCGAATCCAGCTTTAACCACTGCGCTGCATACTTAATGGCTTGTTCAATTGCTGCAGCTGCACACATCACGATACTGTGAAGACTTGCCTGCTGGTCATCCTGACGTGCACGGCGTGCCTCACCTGATTCTTGTGTATTGGTATCGACTACCTTGGCACCAGCCTCTAATGCTGCATTTTTCTGCGCATCCATTTCCTTTTTAGTGAGTTCAATGCCGCTACCTGAAATTTCCAAATAACCACATTGTGAATTTGGAGGAAGACTCCAGACAGCCATAACACCAGTAACGCTAATATCTTCATCACCCTCAAGTCCATTAATCCAAGGCTGCGGATGAGCTGTATGGTGAAGTGACTGGTAATAATCTGCACTAAGTTGGTAATACTTCAGAGCAGCCTTGGCCATTGTCAAAAGCGGTATGGTACCTACATCTGGGGAATTACTAGTGGCACCGCAGAAAACAAATGGTGTGAAAGAAAGTTGATTACCGCCGAGATCAGGAGTTTTATCCTCCACATTTGAACCATCGAACAATCGGACCGCTAATGCTCCATCATCCATAGATAGAACGCGGTGAACCGTTTTAGTTTCGTGCCCGAATTCATCTTCACTATTATCAAATTGCTCCTCGAGCACTAACAGTTTTAAATCCTTTCGACCACCGATACTGTTTTCCTTCCAGTTGATAATAGATAACGCATCATATAAGGCGAAATATGGCACTCCTTTAGCATCAACATCAACAAGCAGCCCACAGCGCCCAAACTCTAGCAACTCTGAACAAATGCGAATAAAGAGCTGTTTAAGCCCAAAACCGTCATTTGTTGCATTCTCTATCAATCCTTTAAGTAGAGAACTTTCAATCACAATATTCGGCTCAAGCTTTGAAACTAACCCGATCATTGTGCGTAATGCGTCCTGAACCCATAGCGGATACTGAGCTCGACTTAGATAGGCCTTATAAATCTCTCCAGTCGTATCACCTTGCTTTTCAGCCTCAATCATTCCGGCCGATTTAGCTAGGTACTTAGTTTGTGCCTGTTTAATCTGCTCTTCACCAGCAACGGCGTCTCGCATAATTAACCAACTTTTTTGTGCAGCAATATACTGCGGATGTTTATCAGTAACTGCCATAAAAACACCAATAAAAAAGCACCTAAAAAGGTGCGTTGTTTAACGAGAAAAACCAGCGATTGTGCGCCGTTTAAATACTTTCTGAATGATGATCGGAAAACGTTTAGCTAATGGATATCCACCAGCATCGCCAACGTGGTCCAAACCAGCGCTTTTATCTGGCATTCCAAAATCATCATAGACTTGCTGTTCTAAAGTAGCCGTAAAGTTAGGACACTTATTTGTGTTCACTTTTAAGTGTCGTTCACCCTCGGCATTTAGGATTTGTGCATTAACAGCAGTAATACGATCTTTAATTCCGGGATTCACACCATTCACTTCAACTTTGAATCCATTTTTCTTTAAGATTGCATGATCTGATTCACTGAAGTTCTTTGAAGATGTTGCCTGACCTGAAGCATCTGGAATCACGGTAATATCGTGATCTGGAAAGCGCTCATTAATCAATTGACACATCGTCGGTGTATCTCTCACCCCAACCAGTTCATCTAAAGCTCTTGGCTTTCCTTCTCTAATGACATAAACCACAGCAGCCATTTTAAGCACGTTAAAATCCATACCAATGAGTAAAGGCTCACCTTTCTTAATTTCTTCATCCGTGTGGTTTAGAACTCGATCAAAGTCGGGGTAAACAGCACCGCTGGTTAAGTTGACAAACTGCCCCCTTAAGTAAGCTGAAATCAGTTGTGGAGGATAAGACTCATAAAGTGATGATATGTAGTCTTCTGGAAGATTAGCTTCATTGTCATAAGTTGAAGCTTGAATCATTCCATAGAGTTTACGCTTAGCCTCGGATTTATTTGCCTCTTTAACAAATTGCTCGTATGTAAACTTAAAACCTTCAGGAGTTGTGGCCACATCAATACCGTTGAGCAAACCAGCTTGCTTGTAACGCATACGTGCAATGATCTTACGCCAAGCTTGTTGTGCCTTGACCTTGGCCATGACATCAAGCTCATCAATCAGGGCATGGCCAATTTTAAAACCAACAATTGTTGCTGGTTTCTCCATAGATCGGCAAATGATTGTGGTTCGATATTGCCGACCATAATAGATATCAACCTCTTTATTGGTTTCATAAACCTTAGTTTTAAGTCCCCAATCGGAAGCAACCTCTTCAATAGTTGGAAAGAAAATGTCGCGAATCTGCGGGTAAGTTGGAGCAAAATAACCCAAAGGTACTTTTGGGAATTCCCAAGCTTTGTTGCATAAACTGGAGCAGCCAACCCAAGTCTTTCCCGATCCAAAGCCAGCGACAAATGCGCGGAACTTCTTTTCCATCTGCAAAAAATTAGCCTGAGGTACATTCAGTGTCGGATTGATGTTCGGCATCTTTTTTACTCGCATCCACAACTTGAATAGTTACCTTGACTGGTGTTGGATCTTCATCACCTCCACCTTCTCTCAACTTTTCAATCTCAAGCTGTTTTAACTCAAGATTTAATAACATCAGGTCATAACCCTGCATTTCTTCACGAACCTGTTTAATAACCCCTTGCTTCATAAGCCTGTTGTTCTTCCAGTCTTCATAGATCTTCTGAAGCTCTTTGAGTCGGTAAGCTTTATTAGCTAAAGGGATGTCATAAACATTCTTTTGAAAATCTGCTCTGGTTTTATTAAACAAAGTAGTAAGTTTCTTACTTAAGTTTTTCCCTGCTGGCTTTGTTGGATCATAGGCCGCTACTTGTTGCCTTGGAATTTCGACTCCAAATTCTTGTTTTACAGCATCCGCAACCTGCTGAGGGGTATCAAAGCAAGCAAGAGACTGAACTATAAAGATTTTTATAGGCTCTTTAAGTGTTGCCATAATTGCCCCTTCGTAAAACTACGTAAAACAAAATAGGCAAAAAAAAAGAGCCATTCGGCTCAGTTGATTACGCAGTTTCCGCAGCATTTTGAAATATCTAGATTTGAAACAAACGGCGGATTCTTCGCAACCTCAACAAGACGTTTAACGCTCTTACTTGCTCCCCACCGTTTAGTTACACCAATAAACTCTTCGACATCGTGACCAGCTAAATAATGTTTTGGTAACCCTGTTGAACTACTAAAGATCATCTCACCGTTTTCATCACGTTCTGCGCCTATATGGTAAAGCTCATGCTCAAGCAAAGCACAAAACTCACGATCATTTGCTTTGTCGCAAAATGTAGCATCAATAGTGATTAAGTAAGTTGGAACAAAGCCGAACCAGTCTCGCATCTGTTGCTCTTGTCTAGCTTTGCGCCAGCCACCAACATTGAACATGACTTTTTCGCACTGGCCTAACACCATAGCTTGCTTGCTTTTATATGCAGAAGAGGCCCAAGCAAATGCTAAAAATTCTTCATTATCGTGAAGCAGCTCAGCTATGTGATCATGATCGGG